TTGATAGTGGTGATAAATATGCTGCTATTGAGGTGGATAATGATTTATCATCAACAAATACAGATGTTTCTGGTGGTATTGAACCATTAACAGCAACACCTGATGTATTTGATACAGCGGATAAGATTTCAAGTATTGACACAGTTGGTGATACGATGGTTGAGCCGTTATTGGTGTCATTTATCAGTCCGGGATTAGAAGGAAATGATTATGCAGTAAATGTAGAAACATTACACCCAGACGCTGATTGGCTTTACAGATATGATGAATATCCAATTGATACATCAGCAACATCAACTGGTCCAGATTCAATTTGGACAAGTAGTACATCTGCTGACATTGCAACACATTTTCCTATCGCAAGTAAAGTATTTAAATTAAAACTTTACAAGAAACCAAGTGATAAGACATGGGAAGAATTATATTCAAATTCTGCTGATAGAGCAAGTAGTAAATTGAGATTACAAGAGCTTGAATCATTTTATTGTACATTAGGTCCACAATTGGATGGTGATGGAAAATCATTGTATGCTAATGATGTTATCAATGGTAATTCACAATATATTTATGTGGATACAACTATTTCATCAAAATTTGATTATTCATATATTTTTGCTGGAACAAGTGGTACACCTAATCTACCGGGTGGTGAAGATGGTGGAGGAGCATTTTTCTATAATACTGATAGATTATGTAAATTATCTGCTGGTAGTGTAACTGAAGATAATGGTTTGGGTAGTGGTGATGATGAATTCTGGGCATATTTTAATGATAGGGAAGAACTTCCTGTTCAAATATTGATTGGTACATCGTACAATACTACAACTAAGCAAGCAATGGGTGAGTTAGCAGCTAAGAGACTTGACTGTATTGGAACTGTGCAAGCTGGTGAATTAAGTGATTTAACTTATCAACAAATCCTTGAATCTGAAAGATATGGGTATGTTGCACCATCATACATTGCGATTTATGGTGGATATTCAAAAATCTATGATAAACAAAATGATAAGTTTGTATTCTTACCGAATAGTATCTACGGTGCATCATTGTATCCAAGAGTAGATAATATTTCAGACCCTTGGTTTGCTCCGGCTGGTATTGATAGAGCGACACTTGCTGTGTTCGACCAAAGAAAAGTTTACAGCACAGACCACATTGGTAAACTCTATGATAAGAATATCAATATGATTAAATTGATTAGAGGTGCTGGATTTGTAATGTGGGGTCAAAAAACTGCACAACTTAAGAAATCTGCTCTTGATAGAATTCAAGTTAGAAGAACATTATTGTTCATCGAAAACAATGTTGAGATAGCGTTGCTTCCTTTTGTTTTCGAAAACAACACAGTTCAAACAAGATTAAGAGTATGGTCATTAGTTGATGAATTCCTTGCTGGAATCTTTGCTGCTGGTGGTTTAACAGCATACGAAGTTGTATGTGATGAAACAAATAATCCATCTTCAGTGATAGACTCAAATTCTATGAATGTGGATATTTATGTACAGCCTGTTAGAGCTGCTGAATTTATTCAATTCACAACAGTTGTAACTCGTACAGGTATCTCTTTCAGTGACATAAGATTAAAGTACGCATAAAGTTATAATGATTTAACAATATACAAATACGAGAGGGACAGCAGGTTCGAAACTGTTTCCTGAAACCTTTACGAGTAAGGATTACCTCTCAATTTTAAAAATCTGTAAAGGAGATTATGATGAAAAATAAAAGTTATGTTTATGTTTATTGTGATGTTAGAAAAGAAGGAAAATTTGTTTATGGTGAATATGAATTTAAATATGAACCATTTTATGTTGGAAAGGGTAAGGGTTATAGATACAGACAACATTTAACTGAGGCGTATCATAATCATGATTGGAGAAATGTTCATAAGTGTAGAAAGATTCGTAAAATTAAAATCGAATCCGGTGAAGACCCAATAATTATAAAGTTTGATAATTTGACTGATGATGAAGCGGTTAATTTAGAAATTAAGTTAATAAAATTAATTGGACGGATGGATAATAAAACAGGAATCTTATTGAATCGAACTGATGGTGGAGATGGCAGAGGTAAAATTGTAAGTGAAAAAACACGAAAATTATTATCAAAACAAAGAAAAGGTAAGAAATTATCTGATGTCCACAAACAAAAAATTAAAGATAATCATGTTGATACATCATTTGAAAATAATGGGAATTGGGTTGATATAGATATCGGAAAATTAAAAGAGTTGTATTATCAAGGAATGACTTTGGTTGATATAGGAAAATATTTTGGTGTTAATCGTGATACTATAAGTAGACGATTAAAATATATAAATATTGATAAAAGACAACATATAACAAAAGGTAAAAGAAATCCTAATATATCTAAAGCGACAAAAGGTATTAAAAAACCTAACGGGTTTGGTAAAATGGTTTCTGAAAGAATAAAAGGAAAACAATTGGGAGAAAATAACCCAAATCATAAATATCAATATATTTTTATTTCTCCTGATGGGATTGAATATAAATTTAAAAATTTGAAATTGTTTTGTGAAAAATATGATTTGGAATATGAAAAAGTGAGACATAAATTTTATTATAAAAGTAAGTTTTATAACAATTGGAAAATAGAAAGAATATTAATTTAAAATAAGGAGGGAATTATGCCGGGTAATCCAATTAATTTCACTATAGAAGGTCGCATGAAGTCGATGGCTGATGTACAGCGCAACTGGATGTGGCAACTTGTTATACCGGGAATCATTAGTGTTGCTCCTACAACTGCATTGCTTGACATGGAAGACTTGATTGTGCGTTGCAGAAGTATGAGTATCCCACAACGTTCGAACGCAGTGACACAATCTGATTTTATGGGTATGAAGCAATTCTTCCCGGGTAAACCAGATGTTGGAGGTACTGTGGCTGCTACTTTTGAAGAAACAGAAGATATGGCGGTTAGACGAATTTTCTGGGAATGGGAACAAAATATATTTAATGTGAATCCAAATAGTCCGATAACTGCTGGTAAATCGAGAAGATTAACTAAACGTCAATTGACAAAAGATATCTTTTTAATCTTTTATGGTTATAGTGGTCTACCTTTAGTGAAATCAATTAGGTTCCATAATGCGTTTGTACAAAACGTTGCGGATACTCCGGTTGATTATGGTGCAGGTGATTCAATTAAATATACAGTAACATTCCAGTATGATTTCTGGACTCTTTTTCCTGATACAACAACACCATAATTAAGAGAGGAAAAATATGGCACCACCAATAGTACCACCACCAAGTGTAGGTGGAGTGGGAGTATTCAGTTTGGGTTTAATGGATTTTTATGCCCATAAATCTGTACTACCTTCGTGGAAATTTATGGTTGAATTTGTGCCGAGTATTACTTTAAAAGATTTAAACGTAAGACGATATTTAGGTGCAATGAGATATCATCATGTGATTGATGTCTCATTGCCATTGTATAAATTTAGAACTGAAAAAACAATGTATGGTCCTATACCAAAAACATTTCCTGTTATCGACCACGAAGGGTTTAATGTGAAAATCACTTTTGAAGATGACAGAAAGGGAAATGTGTTAGCAATGGTACATGCATTACAAAGAACGATTGTAAAAGAAAGTGGTGTTTACAAACGTTTACCTGAAGTTATAGTTGGTGATATAATCATTCATTTATTTAATCATTTTGGTACTGAAGTTGGACATTGGATTGCCAATAAAGTATATTACCTCGGTGCAGATGATTTGACATTAAGTTACGGACGAGATGACACTATGAAGTTTGGTGTTAATTTCGGTTGTGATACAATACGATTTAGAAAAAATACAGTAGCATTTATTTAAGTATAAATTCGACATTGTATAAATAATAGTGACGATGTTGAATTTATTTTATAAGGAGTTTATTTATGAATATGGAAAAGTATCCTTCTAACGAAGGTAATCTTGAAAATTTAATTAATAGTCACCAAAATTCACAAGATAGTGGTGACGAAAGTGAAAAAAGAGTATTAGCAATGATGGCTAATATTCAAAAAAGAGGTGAGCAGGAAGTAGCGAATCCAGATTTTAATACTGCGGTGAATTCACCAAAAACTATAAGACAGGATTCTGAAGTTGACAATGCGAATTATTGGGACTTGACAGATAAATTACCATCACGTGGTTTGGTTTATCCTGAAGGAACAATGATTGAAGCACGTCCACTTAAAGTCATTGAAGTGAAAAAATTAGCTTCTATAACTGGTGAGAATGCTGATTATGTTATCAATGATATTGTGAAGAGATGTGTTCGTGTTCAAGGAATAGCTGGAACCGAGGAAATCTATCTTGCTGACAAGATTTATTTGATTCTTTGGATGAGAGCTGTTACATATAGAGACAGTAGTTATACCGTTGGGTTTACTTGTCCTAAATGTGAAAAAAGTTCAAATTATCATTTTGAAGTCAAAAATTTGGACGTGAATTATTTGAAAGATGAATATAACCCTGATACTAAAATCGAATTAGAAAGTGGGGAGTATATTGGTTTACGACATCTTAAAATAAAAGATGAAATGGAAATAGAAAGATTTGTAAAGATAAATCAAAAAGTTTTAGGTGAAATTGATGTTGAGTTATTAGCATTGGCGTGTATGATAACCAACATTAATGGTGACATTTCAAAACGCCTTTTGGATAAATATAATTACGTTTTGGAATTTACACCGGGGGATTTATCACAAGTGACAACATATATTGAAAAATACTCAATTGGTATTGAAGAGAAAATGACTGTAGAATGTTCTGAATGTGGAGGTTTTGTCCCGATGGACGTTGTGTTTCGCAGCGATTTCTTTCTTCCCAAATATACCGCTAGATAACTTATGGGAAATAGAATTTCAGATGAATGTTAATTTTGGTGCCTTCGGGAACTATAACAATCTGGAATACTTTGAGTTAATCTGGCATTATGAAAGATTAGTGGAATATAGGAAGCAAGAGAATCTGAAGAACGAACAACCAGATGGACAAATGTCTTTAGGTAATATGAGTCAGCAAATGTTCCAGTCGATGCAAGGAGAACCCTATGCCAGAGGATAACAAACCAAGAGAAAACAAATTTTTAGAACAAAATCAGGCTGCTCAGTTTGTAAAGAGCAGCACTGATATGTTATCTAATAAAGTTGGCGGTTTTTTTCAAAATACCGCCAAAGCATATACTGTGCATACTAATGTCCAAATCGAAAGTGGTGAGACATTAAAGCGCATTGATTCCACATTAAGAATTATAAGAAACACATTGCTCCAACAAAATACTTTGATGGAGAAAAACAATGCTGAAACTTTACGTCTACAAATACAAACAAAAAAGTTTGTATCAGAAGCTGCTACAAAAAAAGTTGCACAAAAAAAGACTGCTAAGGATTTTGTAAGAAGACAAGACCCAGATGAAGGAATGAGAAAGAATATTTTAGATATTGAAAATATATTGAGGGGTATTCGTGGAGACGCAAATAAGCGTAAGAAAAAGAAGACCTCAGCTATATGGTCTTTATTGAAAACATTTGGTATCGGTGGTCTTATTGGTTATTTACTTACTGGAAAAGGAGAGTATGTAACTGAACTTCGAGAAAATCTTAAAAATACTTTTAGTAAAATTTGGGGTGGTATAACTGAGTGGTATACTGAAGGTGGTGGTAAAGAAATGTTAGCAAACACTGGAAAGGCTATCGCTACTGGTATATTTGATGCGGTTAAATTTACAGCAGAAACTATATGGAACAATAAAGAAAAAATCGGTGAGTTCCTTTGGGACAATAAAGCTATTGTAGGTGGCGGGTTGTTGGCTGTTCTTTTGACGGGTAATGTTGGGAGACTTGCGTCTATTGTTACATCAGTTGGTGGTGCGATATTTAATATTTTAAAATTTTCTGTTATTTCTGCTTTAAAATTTGCATTTTCAAACCCGGCAGTCGTTGGTGTAATTGGTGCTTCTGTATTTACAGCCGTCCAATTGAAAAAGTTAACTGATGCTATTGTTGATGGTGTGAAATCTCGAAAAGAATCAGAAAAAGTGAAGTCTGAAGTTATAAAAAGTGGGAAATCGTTTGCAAGTAAGCAAATTGACCGATTAAATTTTGATGAAAATAGTAAAAAGAAATATATGGAAAATCAAAAAGCATTAAATTTGATATCACGTGTTATGGCTGATGATACTGGTGTTGGTGCTGATTATTTGTTTGAGACGTATAAACATTTACCTTTTATGGAAAAATGGAAAAAAAAGAGAAGTTTTCTTTTTGGATTTTCAAATGAAGACCAAATAAAAATGACGGAAGAAGCATTAAGATATTTTAATGAACAAAAGCGAGATATCATTAAAGCTAATAAACAAAAATCTGATGAAAGTAAAAAGGGTTCAACTTCAAAATATATGCGTGACAAGTATAAAAAGGGTTCAACTTCAAAATATATGCGTGACAAGTATAAAAAGGCTGACAATGGAGGTGATAAAGTACCAACATCAAAATATAAGGGTGGATTTACAACTGGTATGTTTAGATTTGGTGATGATGGAAAAGTCATGTTTAATGATGAGTATTATAGTGCTTTAACTGAAAGTGGTATTGGGTTTGATTATTCAACTGAAACATCAAGATATCCGGGATTGTATTTACATCAAAATTCAAATATAGATGGTTTACAACCCAATATGAAAAAAAGTCTTTTAGCTATGGCAAGAGAATATTATAATATAACTGGTGATACTATACAGATTAACTCCGCAAAACGAAATAAGGGTGGTAAGAGTATTCATGATTATGGGTGGGCTATTGATATGCAATCTGTTGACGCAGACGCATTAGAAAAATTGGGATTGATGAAAAAATATGGATTCCATAGACCCTTGATAAATTTCCGTAACCCTCAAGGCAAAAAAGAAACTTGGCACGTTGAACCATATTTGGGAGAAAAATATGGTCCTCGTGATACAAATAATGTCGAAATGAGAAGAAAGGCTTTTGCTAAAAAGAAACAACCTGAATCTGGTGGTGATGTATTTTATAATTTACCACAGGGAACTATTGAGAGTGTTGCTAAAAGTGAAAAGCCTATACAGGTTGTATTATCTGATAACGATATTGAAAAATTAATAATTGGATTTGGTGACCAAATGAAAATAAACAGAGCACCAGAAGCACCAATATCAAACACACAAATGGTTTCTGGAAGAAGACTATAAGAGGTAAAATATGTTTAGAGATTTAGATTTATTTAAACCGACATCTTGGCGAGAGGCTGGGATAAAAAGAACTAATGAGAATAATGATGGTCTTGCAACAGGTCATAGTGTAATTAAAATTATACCTAATTATTATTTTTGGAATCAAAATCGTAATGATTTAAAACCTGTTGTTGGTGTTACTCAGAATCAAGTTACTGTTGGTATCGAAAGTAGTTGGCAAAAGATGGGAGTGCCTAAATTACCATTGATTGGTAGTTTTGGAGATTTCTTAGGCTCAAAACAAGTTACTGATTTGTCATCATTGGCGGGTGCTGGTAATATCGGTTCTGTGTGGATGTCTAAACAATTATGGAGAGAAAATGGTTATCTTAAGATTTCTCCAGAGTTTAGAATTGTTGATTGGGAAGGAAATGGGAAACCATTAACATCTGCGTTATTGTTAGCGAAGATGGCTTTACCGGGTGAATCCGATTCTGCAACTGCTTCTAAAATAAAAGAATTGGAAAATA